TATGTGGGGACTGACCCTAATCCTGATAATTTTCTCAATGATGGGGATTACAGCAAGTATGCTTCTATCGCAGATTTTTACAATACCAAAACTTATCGCGGAAATCCATTCTTTTCCGACACGAATACTTACGAAATCTTCCAAGAAGGATCGGAAGTTATCCACCTCCACCCAGACTTCCAGAAGTACAAAGGAAAATTGGACCTCATCTTCACTTCGCCGCCTTATTTCAACAGAGAGGCGTATAGCGAAGATCCTAAGCAGTCGTACAAGAAGTTCAGTTCGTCGTACGAATCGTGGAGACACGGATTTTTAGCACCTACATTAGAAACATGTGCAAAATATTTGAAGAAGAATAGATATTTACTTTGGAATGTTGCAGACTTATTGGTAAGTGGTAATTATCTACCAATTGAACAAGATAGTATTGACATTTTAGAAAATTCAGGAATGAAACTCATATGCAAATTGAAAATGGGACTAGAGGGAATGCCGGGACAGAACAGAATAGGAGAAAATGGAGAACCAACGTGTAAGAATTATTGTATGGTTAATAGCAAATACCTAAAATATGAACCAGTGTATGTTTTTAAAAAATCATAAATACTTTGGGAGATTCTATATGACCAACAACACACCAGAGCGATGGTACATCAAAAAAAGACAGGACATCGAGAAGAAGATCGAAGAAGGATCTATTCTTCATCATAAAAGAAAAACTTTTGATTCACCAAAATCAAACTATATTCTATCTGTGTCTCCTGTTGCGTTCAAAGAAGACAAAAGGGTGTGGGGATACACGGTAGGTAAAATTTTCAGAAAGAAAATGGACAAAACAGGTTCTCTTATTGATAAGTTGCATCGAAATAGTGAAAAGTTTCCATTTATTTTCATTGAAACACACATAGATGGGCACGACTATTTTATTGGTGGTGAAGATTATCAAGGACAAACTGTGATAAGGCTCGACACATCAGAGCGAGTAGATTTTATTGGAGAGAAAGCAAAAAGAGATATGGAATTCTGCTGGCAGAAGTTTCATTTGTCTCCAAATAGGAAAATAATGGCGATTGAAGGATATTCAAAAAACAAACCAACCGAATACAACGAATACCAAAACATCAGATTCTACAACTTTGAAAATCCTTTAAGTCTGCCATATGAAGAAGTAGGAAATAGGATATCTTTTCCTTATAATGAAGTTGTGTCTTGGGAGGATGACGGGCATCTTTTAGTATCGGTAATTGAAGATCGATGCAAAAAAGATACTGACAAAAAAGTTGGCGATCTTTCTACAGAAGAAAGGCTGAAATGTATAGAAAGTAAAGAACATGGCAAGCGCAATATTGTTTACCGGGTGCCAATTGATGGAAGCACTGAATCAATCAAAGAAGTATATTCGGAGTGGTATAATACTTGACGAGATTTAAATTTTATGGTATACTTACGTTATGTCTAAGAAAACACTAACACCAGAACCCCTGTGGGACGGAAACACCGACAACATTTTATTGTGTGTTAATTGGTATAGAGCCAATACCACAACAAAACAATGTAAGAAGTGGACTCTTGATTACGTCAAAAAAAATGGTTACTCCAAAGACGACATAGAATCAATTAAGGCTTGTGATGTGATTGCCTATAGTATGGTGGGACCATATTGTAGGATATCAACTCAGGCTGCAATTTCCCTACCAGAAGATGGAGGTTGGGACAAATCTCTCAAGAGATACTTGGGTATACTGGTTGGTGAAGGAAGTAAAAAACTAAAGGCTGCGTCTAAGAAGAAAGAATATCAACCTATAAAACCAACGGTGTCTATTCAAGAAAGAATAGAAAATCAGGTAATTGAATTGATTTCAGACCTGAACTCAAAGATTGATAACTTTATCGACAAAGTAGCAACCATTAAAAAATCTAATTATTTTGATATTGTCTCGTGGCTCAAAGAACATAAAGTAAAATCTATTCAGTCACAAATGATTGCAAATTATTTTGAAGAATCCATCAAAGATGCAAAGGATGCATACAACAAAAAAGATGAACAGTTGGTAGAAGCATATGGTTTTATGAGCAGACCATCTCTCAAAAAGTTCATTGATTTTGTAGATAATATTGTTTCTGTTTGTGAGGAGCATTCCGAAATAGTAAAAAAGGCAAGGAAACCCAGAACAAAGAAAAAACGATCACCCGGACAACTTGTCAAAAAATTACAATTTGAGTCTGAAAATAAATTGTATGGTATAAAGTCTATCGATCCAAAACAAATTATAGGTGCAAATAGACTGGTGGTGTTCAACACACGCTACAAAAAATTAATAATATTTGAAACATCGCCTCTTGTTGATGGGTTGTCCGTAAAGGGTACTACTATTGTTGGGTTTGATGAGAAAAAATCCAAGGAACGTACAGTAAGAAAACCAAAAGAAATTTTGAAAGACTGTTCGACAAAGGGCATTCGTATCATAAATAATAGGTACAATTCCTTAAGCACAAAAGAAAATGTACCAACTGGCAGAATGAACAAGAATTGTGTAATATTACAGGCACTAAAATGATCCTTATTGATATGAGTCAAGTTATTCTGGGTAATGTTTTCGGTTATGGAAATGGTATCCAAGAAGCAAACGAAGACTTGATCCGACATCTAACTCTAAACTCCTTGAGACTCTATAAGAACAAGTTCAAGAAGTATGGCGAAATGGTACTTGTGTTCGACTCCAACGACTATTGGAGAAAGGAACGATTTGAATATTATAAAGCAGCCAGAAAATTAAAACAACAGGACAGCAAGGAAGAGTGGACTAGAATATGGTCAATTGTTCGAGAAATTAAAAAAGAACTTGAAGAAAATTTTCCATATAAAGTGATGTGCGTTCCTAGAGCAGAAGCAGATGATATAATTGCATATCTTACTAAGAAAATACACACCCAAGAAAAGGTGTTGATTGTTTCATCGGACAAAGACTTTCAGCAACTTCAACGCTATCCAAATGTAAGTCAATATAGCCCAAAGGCTAAAAGAAAATTAGAATGCAAAAACCCCAAAAAGTTCTTGATGGATCATATTATTCGTGGTGATGTGTCGGATGGTGTTCCGAATATTTTATCCGAAGACGATGCGATTATCAATCAATATAAGAGACAAAAACCAATTACACAAAAAGCAATCAAGACAATCGAAGAGGATCTAGCATTCAATGAACTTCCAAAAGGTTTGGAAGACAACTGGAGAAGAAATCAAGACCTGGTTGATTTTGATAAGATACCAGAATGGCTCAACGAGTCTATTGAAGTCAAGTGGTCTTTACCAATCAAAGGAAAACGCAGCAGTATGTTTAACTATTTTATTCAACACAAACTCAAAAATTTGATGGAACACATCGGAGAGTTCTGATGTCAAAGAAACCAAATAAAAACAAGAAACCTTCATTTCGGGATGATGTGAGCGATCTACACAAGTCTTTTACGAAAAACAAATCAAAAAGTGTTCGTAAACGAGAGAAACGAATAATGAAAGACATGGTAGACAACGAAATTGATTACGATATTGATAATTTCGAGAAATGGTGATTGACAACCACTCAATTTAATGTAGTATACACCACTGGAGATTTATTATGGAAACACCCACTATGGCACGAACAAAACTCACCGAGAATACTTTAGGTCTACTAAAGAATTTTTCTTCAATCAATTCAAACATTCTAATCAAACCAGGCAATAAGATAACGACTATCTCTCCTGTAAAGAATGTGATGGCTGAAGCAACCGTCCCAGAAGATTTTGACACACAATTTGGAATTTGGGATTTGAACAAATTCCTTGGTGTTGTGTCTTTATTTGACAATCCGACATTCGAGTTTGAAGATAAGTATGTCACTATAGAAAACGGAAACGGATCGAGCGTACGCTATCATTATAGTGAACCAACACTGCTTACAGTACCAACCAAAAGTATCAGTATGCCAGGTGCTGTTGTCACCTTTGAGTTAACACAGAATGAATTTTCTGAACTAACGAAAGCCGCTTCTGTACTTCAAGTATCAGACCTTGCAGTGCGATCAACCTCCAAAGGAACAGTAGAATTGGTGGTTCTTGATAAGACTGATATTGGAAGTAACACCTATTCCATTGAAGTTGGTGACAACAAGAGCAATGCAGATTTTGTCTTCTACTTTAAGGTTGAAAATCTAAAAATAATTGAAGGTGATTATACGGTTGAAATCAGCGACAAAAATATCAGTCAATTCACACGCAGCAATAATGATGTAAAATATTGGATTGCACTAGAAACGGACTCAAAGTACAGCAAATGACAACTGAAATGCTTGTGAAAAATTATCTCTGGGTTGAGAAATATCGACCACAGAGTATAGATGAATGTATTCTTCCCGAATCAATCAAAGAAACATTCAACCAAATGGTAAAGTCAGGAGAATCCCAAAATCTTCTGCTGTCGGGCGGCGCTGGTTGTGGTAAAACTACCATAGCAAAAGCACTGTGTTACGAATTAGGCTGTGATTATATAATGATCAATTGTTCAGAGGATGGAAACATCGACACACTCCGAACCAAGATCCGAAACTTTGCTAGTTCAATCTCTTTGTCTGGTAACAAGAAAATCGTGATTCTTGATGAGTTTGATTATGCTAATGCACAATCGATGCAGCCTGCTTTGCGTGGGTTTATCGAAGAATTTTCAAAGAACTGTCGATTTATCTTAACCTGTAATTTCAAGAATCGCATCATTGAACCAATTCATTCTCGGTGTACATGTATTGAATTTTCAATTCCAAACAAATCTAAACCAACACTTGCTAGTAAATTTCTAGACCGTTGCGAATATATTTTGGCAGAGGAAGGTATTGACTACAATAAGAAAGTGTTGGCTGAATTGATTCTCAAACATTTTCCAGATTTTAGACGAGTCCTGAATGAATTACAGAGATACTCTGTGGGTGGGACAATTGATATTGGTATCCTCAACCAGATTGGGGAATTGCACATCAAAGATTTGATGGTAAGCATGAAAGAAAAGAACTTTACGGAAGTTCGGAAGTGGGTTGTGCAAAATCTAGACAATGACACTACCCAATTGTTCCGAAAAGTTTACGACAACCTATACGAGTACTTGGAAACATCATCAATTCCACAAGCGATCTTGATATTGGCTGAATATCAATACAAGGATGCATTTGTTGCAGATAATGAAATCAACACAACAGCGTGTTTAGTTGAAATTATGGTGGAGTGTGAATTCAAATGAAAGAAATACAGTTTAGACCGATAGGACATAATGTTGTTCTTGAACAGAATGATATCGGTAAAGAAAAAATCACCGAGTCTGGTATCATCTACAACGACAATGCCAGAAAGAATGGGATGGTGTGGAGTCGTGTATTGGCAGTTGGGGACAAATGTGTTGAAGATATACGACCCGGTGATATGGTAATGTGGAATATTCGTAATCTTGGTGGGAATCAATATGGAAATGCTGATATTGTCCACGAAGAACACATTGAATTGGTGGACCGTGATGAAACTGGGTGACTACCTAAACACAATCAATCACTCTAAAGAGAATCTCTTCGACACGAACGATCCACAAGTAGAAAAAGAGTATGCTCCGTTCATTATCAACCGATGCTTGTCTTACTTTCCTGATACGATTATGCAGGCAAATGAAATGAATAGACTGTGTGGTATCCAGAAGAAGATGCACTATGACTTTCTTCTCAACTCAATACGAAAGAGAAAACGATTCAGCAAATGGCTAAAGGATGAGAAACCAGAGGACTTCGATATCATCAAGAAGTACTTTGGGTATTCGGACAGAAAAACCCGTGAGGTAGTCCATTTGATATCAACAGAGGACATAGAATCTATGAAAAAAGAAATGTTCACGGGAGGCAAAATGTAGGATTGTCTACATACTTTCGTCCATTAATGTGAAAAAAGGATTATATCAATGGAAGAACAGTATATTGAATTAGATGTAAATGATTTGATTGAAGTTGTGTTTGAAGAAGATGATGACTTTTTAAAAATCAAAGAAACCCTTACTCGAATAGGCGTATCCTCCCGACGAGAGAATAAATTGTGGCAATCGTGCCATATTCTTCATAAGAGAGGGAAATACTACATTGTGCATTTTAAAGAACTCTTTGCTTTAGATGGTTTACCAACTAATTTTGATATTGAAGATGTTGGGAGACGAAATACGATTGTGAATCTTCTTGACGAATGGGGATTGTTGGAAATTGTAGAACCTGAACGAACGGAAGAACCAACAGTACCAATCAATAAGATTAAGATTCTTCCGCATAAAGAAAAGGGTGACTGGGAACTGTGTCCTAAATATCACATAGGTAAGAAAAGATGATGAGGTTTTTATATTATGATCCCGAAGATTATCCACCAAATTTGGATTGGTGACCAGACAAAACGGCCTATAGAAATGATCCAGACTTGGCAGGACAAAAATCCTGACTGGGAACATATGCTCTGGACAGATGACAATCTTCCAGAATTACGAAACCAAATCCAGTTCGATGCAATGAAAGAACTGCCAGGGAAAGCGGACATACTTCGGTATGAACTGCTCTATGACATTGGTGGATTCTTCGTTGATGCAGACTCAGTTTGTATCAACCCTCTTCCCACCTTCTTGGTAGATAATGATTCTTTCTGTTGTTGGGAGAACGAGTATGTACGAACTGGTTTGATGTCGAATGGGTATCTTGGTGCGTGCAAACACAACCTCTTGATGCAAAAGATGATACAGAGGATTGGTTTGATTCCCCCAGAGGTATTAGAGGCTGCTCCAAATCTAACTGCCTGGAAGAATACAGGACCAGCATTCCTCACAGATACAGTAAAGAACTCTACATACAATAAATTAAGAATTTATCCAAGCCATTATTTTATTCCCAAACATTATAGTGGATTGGAAACACAATTTAAGGATAACATTTACTCCGAACAATTTTGGGGAAGCACCGAAACCCTCCAAGGAAAAATGGGAATGACCTATGGTAATTGATATTCGAAAAGATGTAAGACTAGATTGGATTACAATTGAATCTGCCACTGATAGACATTCACGAATGAATAAATTGTTCGATATTCTTGGATTCCAAGACACAAATCAAATTAATGGCGAAATAGTAGATAAAGAAAATAAAGAATTCCTTGAGGTTCAGCAAGAAAAGAACCACAAGGTCGCGGACTCACACATCCTCTCATTACAGCAGTCGGGACAAGTTTTAATTCTTGAAGATGACTGTTGGTTTACAAATACATTTGACCCCATCATTGATGTTCCAGAAGGTGCAGATGCCATTTATCTTGGAACATCTGTATATGGAATGGTGGGAACCACTTCTACACCAAACGGTACAAAAATAGTACCAGTTAGTGAAAGGTTTGATAAGCCTTTAAATATGCTTGGATTACATGCAGTTCTATATTTGACAGAAGCATATAAACAAAAAACAATTGAAAATCTATTAAGTGCAAGAGAGAAAAATATGTACTGCGATGAACCAGTTGCAATTGATATGGCAAATCACAATGTATATTCTTGCGCCTTACCTATGTTTTACCAAAAGGACGGACACAACGACCAAGTTACAACCATTCCTCTAAGAACCATTCAGATAACTGGACCAGTGGGACAACCTACATGAAAGTAATATCATTTAGCCTTTGGGGAAATGAAATACATTTTGTTGGCCAAGCATATGCAGGTTCAGGCAAAGTTCTAAAAGGCAGCAATGATTATTTTCAAGAATACATGAGAGAAGAATATAACAAAAGGCAATCTATATGATAATTGAAGCAAAAAACAAAATTATAATCTTCATACATCCGCCAAGAAGTAGTGGAACATCAATAGAACATTCCCTGTTGAATGGGGAGATGGTTCCCGACAACCAAAAGCATCTAAACGCAAATCAAATTAAAAATTTCTTAGGCGAAGATAACTGGAACAATGCTTTTAAGTTTGGAATCATACGAAATCCTTGGGACAGGATGGCTTCCTTGTATATTACAAATGAGCCTCCTATGTCTCTTTACAACAATAACGCAGGGAAAAGTATGAGTGATTTCCTTACAAACTACCAAGTTATGCCGTGGGAACACGGAATGCAATGTTCAGATTACCTAAATGAAGACTTAGATTATGTTATCAGATTCGAGGACAGAGAAAATGACATAGAAAGAATCAACGGTATTCTTTCTGAGTATGGGCTTCACATTGACTCCTCTGTAAAGAAAAGGCAACACAAAAACAAAAGTAGTAACTTTATGTCATACTTTGACGAAGACAGCAACAAGATAATGAATGAAAAATTTTCTGATGATATTGAAAAATGGTATGGGGGTGTCTTGCGATGATGAAGGTTGCAGTTCTTGGTGGTGACATTGATATTTTTGAAAAAAATCCAATTGAAACTAGACCTTTTGGTTTCAACAGGGATAAATTTGAAGTAGTAAAAAATCCATATGATGCGGATTGGATTTACCTTAATCTGCACTACTTGAACTGCAATCAAGACTTTCAAGCAATACAACAAACAAAAGAGTATCAAGATAACGCCGACAGATGTGTTATGTGGACAATGCACGACCACCCAATGTGTGCATATGTTGACCCAAGACCTCTGAAGTTTGTATGTTCTCCCCTTGGCAATCCAGAAGATAACAGGAAGATGAGAGTTGTTCCTGCTCCTCTACAAATGAGGCATTTTGAATATGAATTAATTCAGGACAGAGAGTTTATCGAAAAATGTAGGAACCAAAAGAAAATATATGATTTCGTATACATCGGTCAAGTACAATATGCACAGCGGGATTGGTTAAGACCAGAAAACATCAAACAAGAAAAATATCTGTTTGAAGAAACCAAGCCAATTTATGGAATTTCCAGTGTAAAAGAACGAGTTGAAATAGTAAAGAAGTTTTGTCTAGATATCGCCCAAGCAAGATTTGCGTTTTCACCAAGAGGAGCAGGCTCCAGTTCATTCCGATTGTTTCAATCTCTTATGTCAGGAACAGTTCCCGTTGTTTCTGGTATGACCGACTATCCTTTCAGTAATGTTTTAGATTGGAATCTATTTACCATAATAGACGATGACCACACAAAAACAAATTCCTTAGTCTCTATGGATGAATCTTCCTTGCGAGAAAAAGGAATGGAAGTGTGGGACGAATATTTCGATATGAGAAAAACAGACGAAAAGTTTTTTGAGGAGATACTATGTCAGCATCCATTAAAGTCTTCATAGTAACATACAATTCACCACACAGAATAAACAAGTGTCTTGAGTCTTTGTTTAGTACTGACTTCCCCGAGGATGGATATGTTGGTGTGATGTCTAATCACACTAACCACGGAATTGAAAATAAGTACTTGGACAGAATTGAGTTGTTTGAAAATTCTTGTAGACCAGACTGGGGAACGGGTCACCTATCAAGAAGTTGGAACCAGTGCATTATGCACGGATTTAAAGATTTAAAAAATCCAGAGTGCGATGCACTTATGCTTGTACAGGATGACACTCTCTTTCAGCCAGACTGGTATAATCGAGCATTAGCGTTGTCTGAAAAATATGACATTGTACAACAAGGTCTAGGTGATGCTTGTATGTTAATGACTCCAGAGTGTGTTCGTAAAGTTGGTTTGTGGGACGAAAGATTCTGTCAATCCAGACACGCGGCAGATTTTTTCTGGAGATGTATTATGTACACCAAAGAAACATCATCCTTCAACGATTATGGACACCATAGAGAGTGGCAACCCATAGGACAATGGGAGTTAATAAAACCAGAGTCCAGAGATATTGCGGGAGATGAATTTTTTGTTGCAACACAAGATGACAATAGTATGTCCGCGAGACTAATGCAAAAGAAATATCCGTTTGAGCCTTTTCCTTGGACACAAGAAAAGATAGAAAAGGCACCAAGCAGAACTTTGACAGAAAATTACATATACTATCCATACTTCGAGAAGGATATATATGACCTAAATGAAAAGTTGTACATTATATAATGGAGAAATAAAATGGATGTATATGGTTCAAGAGAATTAATGAGAAAATGGTATGATGTTGACAAATACATCACCTAAGAAATGGATAATCCAAAAACAAACATAAGATTGCTTGGTGGAATATCTGGTTGCGATGTTATGCTAGACGAAAGAGGCATTGTTACCAAAAGCACCAAAATAAAATCATACAGGGAAAGACTAATACAACAAGGAAACAAACAGTCTTTGTTTTCGAAGTTTGTGCTGAAAAATATTACAACACCCCGAGTGCTGGAAATAGGGAAAAATTCTATACAAATGGAGTATGTGGAAGCACAGTCTTTTGATAATTTTTTAACCAATGCTACCAGAAAAGATATCTTGTTCATTACAGACTCCCTATGCCAATACATTTCATTCCTCAAAGATAGGTCTAGACCATCAAACGCAGGAACCTCAAAAACCATAGAAGAAAAAATAAACTCACTCAAAGAAAAATCAAATCACAAAAACATCATTGACCTTTTGTTACAGAAAACAAAAACAATGGATGTATCAGAGATACCTAACAGTTTTTGTCACGGTGATTTAACATTTTCCAATATACTTTTTCATAAGAATAGGTTATACTTTATTGACTTTCTGGACACCTTCATAAATTCTTATCTTTTGGATTTAACAAAACTAAAACAGGACTTGTATTACGGATGGTCTGGGAAAATCAATGGAATGTCTAGTATTAGAATATCACAAACCAAAAGACACATATGGAAAGGACTGTGCGAGCAACACGAAGATATAATCAAAAACGAATGGTTCGTTGTATTAGATACACTGAACATTCTTCGAATAGAACCTTATCTTCAAAGCAAACACCAAAGAGATGTCTTTGAAGGCATACTCAAGGAAACATTATTATGGCAAAAACATTGATAGTGCCTATGGCTGGGAAGTCCAGCAGGTTCCCCAATAAAAAACCCAAGTGGATGTTGACCCATCCAAGAAGAAATTGCTTTATGGTAATAGAGTCGATTTCTGGAATAAATCTAGATTTATTCGATAGTGTTGTTTTTGTTGTTCTACAAGAACACGAAGATGAGTTTCATTTTTCTGACGGTCTAAAAAAACAACTAGATGACCTTGGTATTTTAGGTAAGTCTAAGATTCTATATCTGGAAAACCAAACGAGTTCTCAGTCGGAGACTGTCTACCAAGCAATCAAAAAGGAAAACATCGAAGGATTTATTTGCATCAAGGACTCTGATGGCAAATTCAAAACAAGCATAACCAGTCCATTTTACAATCAAGTGTGCTATTGTGATTTAAATTCTGTAGGCAAACTAGATGCAGGTTCGAAAAGTTATATCGAAATGGACCAAGGAGGGGTAATCACAAACATAGTAGAGAAGAAAGTAATAAGTTCAACATTTTCTGTTGGTGGGTATTGTTTTTCCTCTGCAAGTAAATTTTGCGACATCTATGATTCGTTGAAAAATATGGAAGGTGAATGTTACATTAGCCATATCGTCTATGAAATGATTCTACTAGGGGAAAAGTTTTACGGCTTAGAATCTTCTGAATTTGAAGACTACGGAACTATTGAAGAATGGAAGAGTTTCAAATCAAAATTTAAAACAGTGTTTACCGATTTAGATGGAACGCTTATTGAAAATACAGGAGAGTATCTACCACCCTTTCGCGGAGAAGGCGCACCGTTAAAAAATAATGTAGAAACCATAAACAATATGTTTGACTCTGGCTTTGTCTATGTCATAATAACAACGAGTAGACCTGAATCGACTAGAAAAGAAACAGAGAAGGAACTGAAAGAAAAAGGTATCAAGTATCACGATATGATTATGGGTTTGCCTCATTGTGGAAGATTATTAATTAATGATTTTGCCCCAACAAATCTGTACCCTTCTTCACAGTCAATAAATATAAGAAGAAACGATGATAGTCTGATGGAGTTTTTGCAATGAACATTTTAATTACTGGTGCCGCAGGGGGAATAGGTTCTACTCTGGCGAGGAAATTAAGAAAGAATGGGAATCAACTCTTTCTCATTGATAATCTTCGTAATGGTTACGAAGAAAATTTATATGAAAACGGAAAACTGATAGGGGAGTGGGCGAACCAATCGGTTGAGAGTGATTTGAGTGACCTATGGAAAGATGTAAACTTTGACCATATAATTCATATGGCGGCGGTTACTGCTCTACCAGACTGCGAAAGCAATAAAGAAGAATCTCTTTCCATAAATGTAAATGGGACTCTCAATCTTCTTAATTTTGCTAAGAAGCGAGGTTGTTCCAGTTTTATATTTGCAAGCACCAGTGCAATATACGAGAACAACAAATCAAATGTGCTTGAAGAATATATGGAAACAAATCCCACTCTCCTGTACTCCCTCACCAAGAAAATGGCAGAAAGTCTATGTGATTCCTATAGAAAAAATTATAAAATGAACATAACCACTCTTAGGTTTTTTAATGTGTTTGGTCCTAGACAGGACATACACCGAACGAGTCCTCCTCTGTTAAATTATCTGGTAAGAGAATTCTCAAACGACAGACAGCCAATATTACACTCGGACGGGAATCAATCAAGAGATTATGTATATGTTGATGATGTAGTTTCTATGATAGAAAGATGTATGGAAAAACTTCCAAACGATACATTCAATGTTTGTAGCGGAAGGAAAATATCGGTCAATGAAATTGTAGAAATTGTTAAGAAAGCACTTTCCGTAGATATAGAACCTATTTACAGGGAGTCACACAAATTGTGGAATTCATACCCCAGCCTATTTGAAGGTGATTATCCATTATCAAAAGAAGTGGTGTCAAAGGAGACAAATAAAACTTCTTTGGGTTCTTGGAATAAAGCATTTCAGAAATTAGGATGGAAACCAAGAACCAATATAGAGGAACTGATGGAAAGAACTGCAATTGAAATGAGAGAAGTTGTAAGCCTTGTATAAATAAAGCAAAGTCGGTGTTGAATTGGCAACCCAAAGTCAAACTGAAAGAATGGATAGAATCTCAAATAGAGAATGGAGCATTATTATGAAACCAACAATAACACTGTGTATGATTGTAAAGGATGAAAACCACCACCACCTGATCGAATGCTTCGACTCAATGAAGAAGCATATTGATCATTGGGTAATTTGCGATACCGGATCAACGGACGGTACGCAAGATGTTATCAAAGAGTATTGGGAGAAGGAAGGGATTCCCGGTGAACTTCACGAAATTCCTTGGGAGGGGTTTGGTAAGTGCCGAACGAAGTCCTTGGAACTCTGTGAAGGTAAAGCAGAATATGCTTGGGTAATTGATGCTGATGACATGCTTGTCGGTGACTTCAAATTCCCAACAGACATTCTGCTTGATGCTTATTCTATCCGAATCCAGCGTGGCAACTTCACTTGGTGGCGTAACCAAATTTTCAAGACTGGTATTGGTTGGAAGTACACCGGGGTTCTTCATGAATATGCTGAATGTCCTAACAAGACCGATTTGCGGCAGGGGAGGATCAACACAGAAGGATATCACATCGAAGCACGAACACTTGGTGGTGAAAGAAACTCTGGTGATCCAATTGACAAATACAAGGCTGACGCAGAAGTTTTTCTCAAATGCCTTACTGACGAAAAATATCCAAACTATGAACCAGAAAACGCCCGGTATCATTTCTATCTTGCTCAATCGTATTTTGACTCGAAGCAGTTTGAATTAGCAAAGGAGTGGTATGAAAAACGAGCATCGTTGGGCGGTTGGGAAGAAGAAGTATTCTATTCTATCTTCCGAAGTGCAATTTGTAGCAGTTTGATTGGTGAGCCGTGGGAAACAACTATGCCTATCTTTTTGTCTGCCTGGAACTACCGACCAAACCGAGCAGAACCCCTTTATCATATTGCTCGAATTTATAGATTGTCCGGTCATCCCCGTCTTGGTTATATGTTTGCGAAGATGGCAAAGGACATTCCGTACCCAGAACAAGATATCCTATTCATTGCGAAAGAAGTCTGGGATTGGCAACTCGATGATGAAATTTCAGCGAATGCTTTTTATGTCGGACAATTTGAAGATGGATATAATTCCACAATGAAACTTCTCAAAGAAAACAAGTTCCCCGAAGGGGAGCGACAACGTATAATGACTAATCTCGAACAATATCAGTTGAAAATTATGGAAGTTCAAGAGAATATCCAAAAACAAAAAGAGTATAATGCTAAGATACAAGAAGAGATTGAAACAAACAAAGAAGCAAGAGAACTTGCAGAAAAGGTAGCCAGGAAGGTGAAGGTAGAAAAACAAAATAAACAGAAAGCAAAAGCACAAAAAGACAAAGCAAAACGTAACAAGAAAAAGCAAAAGGCATAGATAAGGTATGAAAGCAGGAAACTACGACATTACCTTAGATCAGGGATCTACCTTCACTTTCCACCTGACATACCAAAACTCAGGCGGGACAGCGATAGATTTATCTTCACATTCTGCTGCAATGCAAGTCCGCAGAAGTTCTGTGGATCCTGATCTGCTCCTTAATATTTCAAGCGCAGGTGGCGTAACTGGCGGAGGAACTACTGGTGAGTTTAGTGCTGGTGGTGGATCTGCCGCATTAAGTAGCAGTGGAATCACACTCAATGGTTCTACTGTTGGTGCAGCAGGAACTACTGGTGGGTTGTATATCGAAATTGATGCAGACACAATGAAAAATGTGCCTGCTGGAAACCATCGTTACGATTTGGAAATTGTCAGTGGCGGAGTGGTCAACAAAATCCTTACTGGTAGATTTGAAGTTGAGGCTGAGATTACTCGATGAGAATTATAGTACGAGAACCAAGAGCCCCAGCAATCACAAGAACATCAAAGAATGTTCTTGTGTTGAAACAAAAAGATGATAGAATATTGGTAATCAAGACGGTTTGATATGAGGAACTTTTTTTATTATGAATCTAGACTGTTATCGTTTATACGATGGTGTTTCTTTACCAGAACGAGCAACTTCTGGCTCGGCGTGCTTCGACGTTTCAGCCTATCTAAAGGTTGATGTGCCGATTATTGTTTATGATATGTCCAACATCAAAAGTGATAGATTTCCTATTCCCGGTGAATCGTCTTCACAAAAAGATTTGATGTTACAGATAAATCCAGCAGATCGTGTCCTAGTACCAACAGGTATCATATTTAAAATTCCTCTTGGATATTCGATGCGACTCCACACTCGATCCAGTTTATCCCTGAAGAAAGGGCTGGTAATGCCGAACGGAGAAGGTATAATTGATTCGGATTATTATCATCAAACTTTTGTGATGTTGATGAACTCGTCTGCGGACACAGTAATAATCAAAAACGGAGAACGGATTGCTCAGGGGGAATTGGTTCCCACCGAGTATTATGGAATCAAAGAAATCCAACATAAACCAGAACAAACTACTGAAAGAATTGGTGGGTTTGGGAGTACATCATGAACAGAAAAGAGTTGTTTGAACACCACAAAGAGATTTGTGGTGAAGCATTGAAATTGATGGAAAAGAAAAACCACGACTATGCTGGTGAAGAGGGCGACACACCCTTTGCAAATTTCACTCGTTCGGAAGCAATGGGAATTTGCAGTACAGAGCAAGGTTTCCTTGTACGAGTTTGCGATAAGTTGTCACGCCTTTCTACGTTCACTTCTGCTGGAACGCTGAAGGTGACAAACGAAGGATACAGAGATGCTATTGTTGATATTATCAACTATTGTGTTCTTTTTGATGGATATGTAACTTCTAAGAATGAATGATTGAATTTATCAATATGCGTTATGAAATCAAAGTTGGGAATTGTTTAGAAATTTTGAAAGGTATGGATTCCGAATCTATACATTGTTGTGTTACTTCTCCTCCATATTGGGCTTTACGAAACTACGATCATCCCAACCAACTGGGACAAGAACCAACACCCGAAGAATATGTAAACAATCTCATTTCGGTATTTCGGGAAGTGAAAAGAGTACTTCGTGAAGACGGAACCCTTTGGTTAAATTTGGGAGATTCTTATGTTGGAACGGGATCAAAAGGAAAACACAAAGATCCAAAAAGTAAATCACGAAATGGACAGAAAAATGCAAACAACAGTAAAGTGCAAGGACTAAAACCAAAAGATATGGTGGGAATTCCTTGGAGAGTTGCATTTGCTTTACAGTCGGATGGTTGGTATCTTCGATCAGACATTATTTGGCACAAACCAAATCCGATGCCAGAGAGTGTGAAAGATAGACCAACCCGTGCGCATGAACATATCTTCTTGCTCAGTAAAAATGAAAAGTATTATTACGATGCAGAGTCTATTAA